CCCACTTGCTTGACCCTTTAAAACTAAATCATTTCCAACAGTTTTAATTGTTGCTCCACCATTTCTAAAATTTATATTTCCAATATTTGNGCCCGATCCGTATATTGATACAGAAGGAATTGCACCAACGGTATCNGAATCGCCAGCATAAAACTGCATCACTCCTCCATCTTCCCATTGAAACAATTGATTTTGTCCTCTAAATCTTAATTTAGAAATTCCTGCAAGTGATGATCGATTATAGCTTCTTGATAAATCTGTTTGCGTTAAGTCGTTAGTCGCTAAATTGGTATCAGTCCCCCCCGAGGAATTTATTTGTAATTCACTAGCGCTAGAGGTTAAAGTTATACCGGTCCCGGCCGTTATACTCTTAAATGGCAAGTTACTCCCGGACTTGGCTAAGGCTAAACCCTCGCCCGTTCCGCTATTTGAGGAGGTGTTTACCTCTCCGCTATCGGAGCTAATTTGCAGCTCGCTAGCTGCTGAGGTTAAAGTTATCCCGGTCCCGGCCGTTAAGCTCTTAAATGGTAAATTGCTTCCGGACTTAGCTAAGGCTAAACCCTCGCCCGCTCCACTATTTGAGGAGGTGTTTATCTCTCCGCCTACTAAAATATCCCACTCTGAGGCGTTAAAAGCTCCCGGCGTTGGTATTGTATTACTTATATAAATACTCCCGTTATANACAACCCCTTGAGCCGCTTCGTAAGTGGCCGCCGTGCTATAATTTTTAAGTCCGACAAGGTTATTATCTGTTATTTTGTTGTAACTACTAAAGGCGTTATTTTCCGCCATTTCGCGAACGTCTTGCGGGCTTATGTCCTGGGTTGAGTTATCCGCTAAAGTTGTCGCCGCTTGGCTAATTAGGTCGTTAGTATTTTTTTTAATTGCCATATTTTTTTTAATTAAAACCGTTAATTTTAAAACCTAAAGAGAAGCCGCTGCCTTGTAGTGGGTTCTCGTTTCCGGTGTTTACNGTTGTGGTTTGNTCTGTAAAGTATTGAGAGATTGTAAAACCCTCCGGAGGTGTGTATGTTATAACAGTCCCGGGAGGTATTAAATTAGTAACTCCGTTTAAAATAGGATTGTCAACNATAATTTTAACCGCGTTAGAGTCGTTTCCGTATAATTGAACGCTNAAATCGTAAATAGTTTGTCCGCTTGTAGTTATATATGTCGCCATTATTTCGCTATCCTTTCGCCGGTTATAAAAACTTTCTCGCCCTTAATAATTATTTTGTCGGTCCTATAACCGTCGCTTTTTAGTTGTATTTTAATTGCCCTTTTAACCACTTGGACCCCTCCGGTAGCTCCTAAGTATTTTTTNATACCNACGCCAATAGTTGGGAACTCTTTCCACCAATTNGCAAAACTNTTNATNATNTCNTGNACGTGTTGAGTATCTGAGTCAGTAATTAAAAAGTCCCCTTTTACCGGGTCGATAAAAAAATCGTTATTNTCGAGCTTTANATCCTTNCTTTTCATATCTCTAAAGTTAAGAAAAAAAGAGAGGTTTAACTCGTTTAGTGGTCCAAGTTTTAACCGTGCTTAANATTTTCGTTTTCCATTGTTGTAAAATCCTCCTTGTCTACCAACAAAGCGAGNGCNACCTTTATTGTAGTTTGCAGCCCGGCCCCTCCGTCCGTTGGTATTGGTACGCCGTTTTTTATTGCGTCGATTATTCCGTCGACTCTTGCGGTTAACTTGTCGAGGTTTTTAACGAGCTCCTCGATCTTAATAAGGCCGCCGAATTGATCGCCCATTATTTGAACGCTTTCAATTTCAGAGTATAGGGAAACAAAAGCCGTATCTTTACTTAAAAAAGTGGCTATAACCGTNGACCCTACAACCGGNGTAATTAATAANGGAGTCGCCGAAGTTCCGGCGAGGAGTTTAACGTCGAATAAACTCGCGTCGCCATTCAAGGGCGCAAGTTCGGCAACCTCGCCGGAAACCTCAGAAACTTTACAAATAATACTATAAACCTCCTCCTTTTTATCTGCTAATTTTGCGATCAAGTCGCCGATATTATAGTCCATTACTCAGAAATTTTCTTTTGAATAAATTTGCCGGTTCCGTCGTCGATTAAGTCGTAAATTTTTTGTTTTATATAAACGTCTTGGCGCCCTCCAATGGACCAACCGCAACGAGTTACAACCCTTGTAACAATATAGCCGCCGGATTGCTCCGGTATTTGCCTATTAATTAGCTCGGCAATATCCCCGTGGTTAACTAAGGGAGTCGCGAAAATTGTAAAAAAACCGTCGTAACCGCTATAACGGTACTCCTCCGCCAGGCGGTCCGCCGTGCTTTGTAGGTCTGCTAAACTATAATTATTAAAATAAAGCGTCCTAATTTCGCCGTCCGCGTCCCCGGCCGTGGCCTCAAGTGTTGTATTGTCGTCCGCTATACTCTTGCAAATTACTTTAATTTTTCGCTCCGTTGCGTCTACATAGGTTAAGGAGTCGCCCGTTATTAATTGGGGCGTTTGGAACTCAAAGCGGTGTGTTTTTTGTAATGAGGGGTTAACGGCAAGACCTATATACATAACCGAATCACGAAAAAAGGAATAAATCCCGTGTTTTTTTCTCAGCTCGTTAAGGACTTCCGCCGCCGTTGCGTTGGTAATTCTAAACTTACCCAAGTTTTGGGCCGCCGTAACCTCATATAAAACCCCGGACGGCATTATCTCGCCGAGTAGGTCGTCAAGCGTCGGATTGTTTAACGAGACCGTTACGCTAAACCTTTTTAATTTATAAACCTCGTCTTCTAATTTAAACCTTATCGGAAATTTTTGCCTTATTCCCGAGATAAACCCCCTAAAGCCCTCAACGAGCTTCGAGTCGTAACCTATTGAGATACTCGCCTTGTCTCCAATTTTAAAAAGAGGGTCGTCTCCTCTTGTTATACTGTCAACCGGGGAACCGTCCTCTTTTAAATATCTTAATTTTTTAGGGATAACAACCTCCGCCGTATCTGTTAAATTGTTATAGCTTGAGTCGATTGTTAACTCGGTGCAAAAGTTAAAAATCTGAGGCTCAAAACTCCCGAAAGGGTCCGAAAATGTTAACTTTGTATCTAATCTATTCATTTTTTACCCCTTAGCGTTTAAAACTGTTAACTCGATAGGGTCGTCCGATACCGCCGAAACCTCAAAAAGTTGAACGTTTTGAGTCCCCTCAACTTGCGGAAAACTAAACGACTCAACAACTATGTTTTGAATGTTAAAAATGTCGTCCAAAAACCGGGAGGCCACTCCGATAGAAGTCTCAGCCTCTAAGTATTCCGTTAATTGAGTAACCTCCTCCTCCGGGTAACGGAGCGAGCTCTCAGAAACTAAGGCGCCCCTTATTGTAACTTGGTAGTCTCCTTTACTAATATACTCCTTAACGGTCCCGCTTACCCCTTGAATATTTGTTTTAATTATTTGTTTTTGCTGCGATACGTCAATTAAAACCGTATTAATAACGAAATTCTCTTCGTTGTCGTCGTTTTTAAATATCTCGCCATAAACAACCTCCTCGCCTTTTACGTCTTTATACTTACCAGGGATAAACAATAATTGAGCAAATACCGGAGTCCCTAAGTAACTCGTAACGGGAGGGTCCGGCGTGTTTTCGTCTTGCTCCTCCTCGTTTATTTTAGTATTGTAATATTTTGCTTTTAACGCTTGAAGCCCGAAACCTCTTAAAACTATTTCCGGGTCTACTATTGGCGCAAATTTACCGTTTATTTTTTTCATTATTGAGCTATTAAATTGGCGTTATTTACTGCACTCATCAAGGCCTGGGCTACTAAGTCTTTAGCCTTGTTATTCATATCGTCGAGATTTGTCGCCGTTATATTCATTGTTTCAACGAGCTTGCCAATATCTATATTTATATTCGTTGGCCTCCCGGACTTTATCCCGTTTACGCTCGAGCTTGCTTTTTTGCCCTTGCCTCCGGTTCCGGTTCCCGCTGCTGCGGCTCCGGCTCCTTTTAGTAAAGATTGGTTTTTAAGTACGTCGGTAAAATTAGCCTTTTTAGTTGGTCCCGTGCTCATGTTTAACTT